CTAAAACTCTGTCGAGATATGCTTTCAACTCTTCATCATCAAGTTTGCGAGTAGTTGCACCTAAAAATTGTGGGCTTGCCTCATCCAATTCTTCATCTATATCTTTATGTGCATCGTCTACAAAATGCTTCAGAGTCTGCACTTTCATGCTAGCCGCAAACGGACCTGACCGTATTTCAGTCAAATCTCGTTCTTCATCCAAATTTTGATTTGAATCATAGAGCGACTTAGATTCTGAAAGAATGCTCGGTTCTTTAGAGTTTTTCTCAATAACTGAGAGTATTTTTCGTAAATTCATAGTAGTTTCCAACACCCTTGACTGTAGTTATATAATGTGTTACAGTATGTTATATTTATCAAATCGGTGAAAGTACGCATGAATATTTTTTATGTTGATTCTAATCCCACAATTGCAGCGCAGTCTATGGTTGACCGGCATGTGGTCAAGATGATTTTGGAGACAGCCCAATTGTTGTCTACTGCCCATCGTGTTTTGGATGGAGTACAAACTGAAGGTAAATCAAAATCTGGTCGCAAATCTAAGAAATGGAGCTTACCCAATGATGATGATAATATTATGTATTCTGCTACTCATGTTAATCATCCGTCCGCAGTATGGGCTAGGCAATCTACTAACAATTATATTTGGTTGTACAATCATCTTCTTGCTCTTGGTGCTGAGTATTCCCATCGTTACGGTCGTACTCATATTACTATTAGTAAGTTATCTGCTATTTTAAGTAATCCGCCCAAAAATTTGACTAAGCAAGAATTTACTAAGATGCCGTCATGTATGGATACTTCTTATATCGTGTCGGAGGATCCGGTCGAGAACTATCGTAACTACTACAATAAAGGGAAGCGGTCTCTATTTCGCTGGACTAAGCGCAATCCCCCCAATTGGGCGTTAGGCGACATTATTTTGGTTGATCCGATTAAAATGATACATATTGCTAAAGGAGCATAATATGCTTAATAGATTAAAGAAACTATTTGCGAAACCAAAACCACTCAATCTTGAGGAAGAGCCCAAACCTAAGAAGCCACGAAAGCCTAAGGTTAAGAAAGAGCAGCCAATTGAAACTCAACCCACTGCAAAAGAAATTGCTACTAAGAACGGTGAGCCATATATAGCAATTACAAAAATAGAGGTTGATCCAAACAATATTAATGCTGGTTCATTTGATCTAGATTGGAACGATAAATTTATTCTTAATTTAATCAAAGCAGGGTATAAGGTCAAGGCTGAAGATACAGACAACGAGATCGCCGATCGGTGGTTCCAAACTGTGTGCCGAAATGTAGCCCTTGAAATTTACGAGCAAGATCAGGCAGACCCCACCAATCGTGACATGACTAGTGATATGCGTATCATTAGATCAAGAGATTTGGGTAACGGTCGTACAGAAGTTAGCTAAAGTATGCCCGAGGGTAAAAACAAAAAATATCAAATTACTCATTTAGGTAAGACACTGAACACTGATCATTGGTATAACTTACCAGAAGATAAGTGCTTGCAATTGAAGGCTGAGTATTATCAAAAGCCAAATTTTGATTCGGTTAAAAAAAATCTAGAAGCAGTATACAATGGCAGCACTATCATAAGTACCATTACTAGTTACTATGTAAAAGACCTCATGGCTAAAGTGAAGTTGGAGTCCCCGCGTTGGTCAATTGAAGAAGTATTTGAATCTGTAGATTTGATTAGATACTTTTGGAGTAGAGTGCTTTCCAGCGAAAAAGTATATCCAAAGACCGACTCAGATATCAAGAACTTTGAGGCTGCATTGCGTCTTAGTGGTGGTGGCGTTGCAATGAAGCCTTCCAACTATCCGATTAAGTCAGTAGATACTATCCTAGCTAGATACAACATCAACGGTAAATATTATGATTTTTCTTGTGGCTGGGGAGTAAGATTACTTTCGGCAATGAGAAATAGGGTTGAGTATTATGGCACTGACCCCAATAACCTACTAGTGGACAGGCTTAAGCAGATGGCTACCGACTACAACACGGTAAATCATACATCTGCATCACATGACATTAGGTGCCATGGCTCCGAAACATTTGTTCCAGAATGGGAAAACACTATAGGAGTAGCTTTTAGTAGTCCTCCTTATTTCAATCTTGAAGATTATGGTATTGGTAATCAATCATATAAACCCGGAACCTCGTATCAAGATTGGCTAGATAATTATCTGCGTCCAACGATAGAAAACATCAAGAGATATTTAATTGACGATGGTAAAATGCTCATCAACATTAAAGATTTTCTAGATTATAAACTATGTGCTGATACTAGAGCCATTGCGGAAAGCTTAGGATTTCATTACGTAGAAACACTCACACTAAAAAACATAACTAGACCAAGTGCTAAAGTGGACTTGAATACGGATGAAGGCATCATGGTGTTCTCAAAAAATCCTGTACAAGTTATACCATCACCCTTAAGTTTATTTACGTTTGGATAAAAAAGGCTTGACAACTGCTACTATATAGTTTATTATATGTATATATTAACTAGAAAGTACCACATGAAATACGCACTTATTGATACTGCTAACTCCTTCTTTCGAGCAAGACACGTTGCTTCCCGAAATAGTGACACTTGGGAAAAGATTGGAATGGCGCTGCACCTCACACTTTCTTCCGTAAATCAAGCGGTAAAACGATTTGGCATTGACCATGTTGTGTTCTGTTTGGAGGGCCGGTCATGGCGTAAGGAGTACTACAAGCCTTACAAAGCAAATCGTGCAGTGAAACGGGCGTCGTTGACCGAAGCCGAACAAGAAGAAGATAAGATGTTTTGGGAAACATACGAGATGTTCACGACTTATCTGCGCGAAAAGACTAACGTGAGTGTTCTCCGTCATCCAAACGGCGAAGCCGATGATATGATTGCCCGCTTTGTCGCACTTCATCCCAGCGATGAACATGTTATTATCAGTAGCGATACGGACTATATACAGTTGATCACAGACAAGGTTACGCAATACAACGGTGTGGCTAATCAGCATATCACACTTGAAGGGTATCATGACGATAAAGGTAGGTTAATCGTAGACAAGAAAACGAAAGAAGCCAAACTGCTAGGTGATCCCAAATTCGTACTGTTTGAAAAGTGTATGCGTGGCGACTCTACTGACAATGTATTCTCTGCATATCCGGGTGTTCGTACTAAGGGTAGCAAGAACAAGATTGGATTAATTGAGGCTTATGCTGATCGTAACAAGCAAGGCTTTAATTGGAACAATATGATGTTACAGCGTTGGGCTGATTGTGAGGGCGTTGAGCACCGAGTTAGGGATGACTATGAACGCAATCGCGTGTTGATTGATCTAACTGCACAGCCCGAAGACCTCAAGCAAGCGTTTGATGATGCTATTGTCACAGAAATGCGTACTACAACTGTACCACAGGTTGGCATTCATTTTATGAAGTTCTGCGGTAAGTACGAACTAAATAGGATCAGCGAACATGCCGAGACTTACGCTAAGTGGCTAAATTCACCATATAAAGGAACATTAAATGAACAAGCAATTGCTAGCTAAACCAATTATTAAGGATCAATATTGGGTAGTTACAGATGGCGAGAAGAAAGTAGGCAATGTCACTGCCAACAGTGCTGGATATGAACTTAAGTTAAATGATAGCTTCTTACAGTTCAATAATACTGAAGAACTAAAAGAAAAGACTAAGATTAGGTTTGAGCCAATTAAAACTAATAAGTCTAAAGTAGATATGCCCTATCCGGAATATCCTACTCCCACAGAAACTTATAACTCGGTGTTTGACGTTAAGCGTAAGTTGCATCTGTTCACTACTGAAGAAAAGAGTAAGTGTCTACATGCGGCTGGCTACTTTGTAGTAGACCAAAATGGGGTAAAAGACGTACAATTTTGCCCAAAATACATCTTTATTCAGCGTTACCCTTATAAAGGACCGTATAAAACTAAAAATGAGGCCATAGAGCATATAAATACTCTATGATTCACGTTAAAAATTTCATGGAGAAAGTTTCGTTACTAGAGAGTAAAAGAACTAAAGACCTAGTAATGCCAATGATTGATGCCAGGGGATTGCGTGACGAGATTGTGTTGATATTGATTGATTTACAGGAGCAAAATTCAAAACGTAAAACAGACGATCAAGTTTTACAGGTTGAAATTAAAAGTGGTACGTTTAAATGAGCCGAACCCAGCCCAAAATTGTCCTAGAACATGTAGATAAGACCACATACAAGTGTGATCAGATTGTAGAAGCAGCCGGAATATGGGCTGTCTTTTATGATGACCGGCCAATCAATTTAAAGTCCCAGCACTATCTCAACAATGATAATGCTCCCAAATATAAAAAGACCAGTTTTTCTAATCCAGGACACGCTAGAAACCTGTGCAGAAAACTTAACGCGCTATTTAAAACTGATAAGTTTTCTGTCGTATTTCTAACGACAGGTAGGCGCGTTTACCCCGATGAGTAGGAATTCTACTAAGTATAAACTTACAGAGGCAATACATGGTCTGTTGCCTTTTAATCAAAAGTCTACTCTACCTATTGAGAAATTAGTATTTAAATGGTTTGTCACTGGTAGAGCAGGTAACGGCTTACGCTTGACGCCTGAAGGTATGCAAGCATTTGATAACGCCGAATTTGAATACTTTGAGTATCCATTTTTTTCTGAAAACAAAACAGCAAAAGATTTTGAAAACTTTAACATACATGAGTTTACACTTAAGATAGGTAAGTTAATTAAATGCCCTTTCTATTTGGGATCAAAACCTAAGGACTCTAAAACAAAAGCATATATAAAAGTATATGATAGCAAAGTAGCTATGATGATCTCATTGTATGGCAGTAATCTGCAAGACTATATAATCGCAATGGAGAATAAAAATGAGCGAAGATAAAAAGAACAATAAACCTTTTCCTAACAAGCCTGCATTTGACCCTAACACAATGAAGGGCAAGACAGGATTCAAACCACAGAAAGGATTTGGTAAACCTTTAACTCGCAATACAGGTAGAGGTAGATAAAATGACCGATGAATCGTCTAATCAAATCGTCAATTGCAGTTTTTGTGACAAACCCAGAGAACAGGTATTCCAGCTAATAGCCAGTCCGACTGGTACTGCTATCTGTAATGAATGCGTAGCAGAGTGCGTCAAAATAATCAATCAAAGGATTGACGAAACCAAACTTCCCCAACTCAAGTTTCACGGATAGCCTAAGTCATTGATTTTATTAGGATTTGTAAGTCATTGATTTCCGTAAACTTTTAATTTGCTAAAAAGGTTGCATTGCTACCCAAAATCCGTATAATAGATATATAGGGTAGTGAAAAGGGATAGAGATATGACGCAGTTCAAGAAAGAAAGTTTCCGCAAGGATAGCATGTACCTCAACTACTTGCTGGACGAATCCAGCAAGTACTACAACCCGCAAGAAAAGTACCGAGGTAAGTTTGTGGCTCGCTTCAAGTATCAACGCGGTGCAGCTGGAACGTTTCAGACGTTCTTGATCAAGAACTTCACGGTTGAAGAGTACTTTGACCGACTGACTGCTGGCGAGGCTCCTCTAACGATTCTTGAAAGCAAGGGTTACATTCTGCCCCACATCAAGAAGTGGTTGAAGGAAGGTGGCTACCCAGTAACTCCAGAAGGTCGCAAGCAGTTTAGTAGCGACCAGTTTGCAGGGACTGTTTCTTGGCTTAACACTCATACAGCGGCTTAAGGAATGAATATGATTACTTCAACTGAAATTTGTAAAGAAATTACGTTTGGAAGTTTCTCAAATGAGGACCTAAATGAAATTGCCCAAGCAGTCAAGAGTGCCCGCGCCCGACTAGGCCGAGCAGTTACTAGGTCGGTAACGCGAGGAGATAAAGTTAGTTTCTTTAGCAGCCGGCGCAATGTGGCCGTGCAAGGTGTTGTCGATAGCGTTAAGATT